CCGTTCAGGCCGAATTTACAGAGGTTCCGGACATTAAACGTTTTGCCATGTCCGATAAGCTCTACAACGCTTTCACACTTGGCTATTCGGATAAATGGAAAAACATTCAGTTGCAAGGTATCAACGCCATTCATACGGAACGAAATTACTTCATTCCAAACAAGGCACTTCAAAACAATACATCTGCGAAACTGGATCTGAGATCTGATATTATCGCCGAAGGGTATTGCATTGAGGTTTACAGGCGTTTACAATTCTTTGTGGACACGTCCGGGTCATCAGACCGTCCGAATGATTACGACCTGTTTTTGATTTGGACAAATCCGGAAGAAGTAACAATTGCTGATATCGAGGATTCCGGATATCAGTTCCCCGGTGAAACGGGTTCAAAGACTTTTGCTGCCGGAACAATCAGCTATTCAAGTTCATTGATCGGAACCAATAACAGTTTCTTCCAGGATGTTTTGATTGCAAACTGCGGGTTTTCTTCCGAATCCATACAGGCCATTACAAGCTGCTGGAAACTTTCGGCATTACGCAAATAGAGTCCCGTTGTTAAAACATTGCTCCAGTTGCACCCACTAATATCGAACGTATCCGACCTAATTGAGTCTGCGCTGCCGGTTAATAAATATGCAGCCCTTTTAAGTGCATTAATTACCCGGATACAAAGAGTATTGCTGGCATCTGCATTTGCATTCTTTTCGGTAATGGTCATGAAGTTGTCTGCCATTAACCATGTAGCGTTGTACGTTACATTTGGCGTACTGACCGATCCCATTAAATTAATTTGGAAACGCTGACCAGGTTCTAATAAAAATGGGTAATCGGAAAATTGGTATTCCAAAAATCCGGTTGCTCCTGTTGCTAAAATAGTAAAATCTAATTCGTCAGAACTTGCAAACGAGCCGTCTTCATTAAAAATTGTGGCAAAAATTTGGAACAATGCGTCCTGTCCGGTATTGACAATTGTAACTTTCAGATTCCCGCATGGGATAATAAAGTTGCGATCCTGATTTGAGTTGTTGGTAAGAAATACATTGGTTGCCGTAAAAGTAAACCCAACCGCCGAAAAAGCAGATCCATAGTCGCCTGTAAAATCATTGCTGGTCAGGTATAAAGGCCAAACAACTCTACTTTCATCATCGTTGGTAAATGTCTCCTGGGTATCGGCAATCGTTTTCCATTTGGCAATTAATAGAAGATCCTGGCAATGCGTTCTGATGGTTTCCAGTGTCAATTCCGGAATGTAATTTCCGTTAAGATCAACGGTTGAAAGCAGATCAATTTCAACGTCGGACCGGCTTTTGAATTGCTCCCTGAAATCATCCTGAATAATGGACACAGTAACGCCGTCAGAACATCCGTTGTTCATATTGACTTCCTGATATGTAGAAAGGTCAATCTTGCCTACAAAGGACCAGATTTCACCATCTACTTTGATGTCTGAAACAATCTCAATATCAACCGACCCATTTATGAATGAGTTCTCAAACTCCAACCGGATAATTGCGGCGGCATTGGCAAGATCGGGCTGTTTGTCCAGATCGCCGGTGAATGTGACTTCGGTTGTGAACGGCTGATCTATCCCATGCTGTTCGGTCCGGATTACGTTGAATTTAATCTGATCCCAGCCAACCGGTTCTGAAACCTGCGTTCCGTTTAGGTAGAAATCGAATATTGCCATTAGTACCCTTTTCTGTGATTTAACATCTGAGTGGTCTTATTCCCTTTCCTGACAAATTCGGTAAACCCTCGAACATCCATCTTGTTAATAGTAACCGGCATTTTTGAAAGCTCCCTTGCAATCGGGGTTGTATCAATGGAGACGAATTCGTTTTGACCTTTCCGCATACTGGAGTTCAGCATCTGCATTCTTTCTTTGGTCTTTGGAGCCGTAATTACATTTGATCCCTTTGGCAAATAGGTCAGAGTTGGTTTATCCGGGGAAAGGTAGGATCCTTTGTTTGTTTCAATAATCTCTGACCCTCTTTCCCCAACCATTGCAAGACCGCCTTTAAAGTTTTCAACTCCTTTGTAGAATTCCGGGACCGGTTGGGAAAGAATGAATGCGGTTTGAGTTGCCAATGCGCCCAATGTCAGACCCAGGTTCACGGCAGTAAATGGAAGCCCTGCGGAATATTTTACAATGTATGGTGCAGCCTGGAACGCTGCATTTGCAATGGCTTGCATTTGTTGCGCCCTGAATTGCTTCATCGCCACTTCCTTTTCCTTTGCGGCCCGTTTCTCATTGATCTGGTTGATCTTTTGTTCGTTACCGTCTGCCAGTCTGATTTCTTCATCATACCGCCTATTGCTGATCACAAGTTCATTTTGAAGCGCCTGTTGCCGAATGTTGAAAATGGCATTGACCGAATCCTGCGCAAGACCGATTGCTTGTTCCCCGGCTTCTTTTCGAAGTTTGGCAATGTATCGGATTTCGTCTTCTTCCTTTTGTAAAAGTGAATCTCGTTGCTTGTCGTTTTCTTTCATCCAACCTTCCCGGAGTTTTGACTGATCTGCTAAAGACTTTGACCTCAATTTGAAAATGTCTTCTTCGGTTTTTTTGTCGGCTTGGTACCGATCCATCAGGTCGATTTCATATTTCTTTCGTAGCTCTTTTGATGCGTTTTGCTCCTGCAATGAAGTCAAAGCAATTTCACGACTGGATATTTCAAGACCTTTTCCAGCAAATTCTTTTTGCAGTTCTAATTTGCCTTCAAGAAATGCTCTTTCAGCAGCCAACCCTGCATTTGGGTTATTCGCAAGTTTTCCCGCTTCGGTTCGAATCTGCTTTTCAACCTCCAGAATCTGAAGCCGTAAATCATAGCTTTTCTTCAGTTCTTTGACATCCACTTCGGTCACTTTTCTACTTGTGATCTGAATGCCAGCAATTTTCAAAAGGGCTTCTTCCTCTTGAACCAAAAGGTCGTATCGGGCCTGTGCTTTCGCCTCTTCTTTTTTATCCGCATTTTCTTTTGCTGTTGATCGATCCTCAAGAGCCTTCATTTGCTTTTCATCCATCTGTAAAAGCAATTCGGTTGCAGCCCTTTTTCGGGTAATCCATACGCCCTCATCAATACTGGTTTTCAGTATTAATTTGGCAATATCCGATTCGGCTTTCTTTGCCCCCAGGATTTCAGCACTTTCTTTTTTGGCTTTCCCTCCAATACCCGCCAATTGATTTGCAATTCCGGCGGCAAGGTCATAAGATCCCTTCAGGAAAGGCTCCAACTTATTGCCGACTGCCAGTATCAAATTATCAATGGAACTGTTGAATCGGTTCTGTGATGCTGTCAGGTTTGAAAGGTTCTGATTGGCGCTTGCCCCAAAAGTCTTTTCCAGTTGATCAGCAAAACGTGGGAGAAATTCAGATGAAAGAAGTTTTCCGTCAGATACAAATTTTATGAATTTGCCGGTGGTCATATCCATTGCCTTCGCAGCAATTCCTAATGCACCGGGTAAACTGTCTCCAATTTGCCCCCGTAGTTCTTCCATTGAAACAACGCCCTTTCCAGCTATTTGTTCCAGACCTTTTAGAACCAAACCAGATTTTTCGGCAGAAAGCCCCAATACAGATGAAGCCTTTGCCATTGCCAGAAACTGCCGATTGGTTTCCTGCATGGATGTCCCGGCAAGAATTGAAGATGCCGAAAATCCTTTGTAGCCCTCAGTTAAAGCCCTCAGATCAAGCCCGTATTTATTTGCTGTTTCCTGAAGAAACTGAAATGCCTTTGCCCCATTTGCAGCGGATCCTGTTGCGAAATCAATGGACTTCTGGAACTGTTGGTAAATAGTGGTGGTTTTGACAATCTCTTTGCCAAATGAAACAACGGCCCCGATTGAAAATGCGGCTGCAATAGCGGCTCCTACTCCTTTTAGTGACCCGGAAAACTTCTGCGTTTCAGTGTTGGCTTCTTTCAGCCCTTTTGAAATTGTGTCCCCGGCTTTTTTGCCTTCAGTTGCGGTCTGTTGAAGTTGAGCATTGACCTTTTTGAGTTCAGCCAATGCCTCTTTTTCTTCTTCCGTGACCTTGTTGAAGGTCTGAGCCATTCGTTCAAGCTCAGCCTGTCCTGTGACCTTCCAGCCGACTACGATTTCATTGGTTGAAACTATCATCTCAGATTTTTAAAATCCAAAATTACAGATTCTCAAACATGGTTGTTTTTTGAAGTTTTTAAATAAAAAAGCCCTTCTAAAATAGAAAGGCGTTTACCCATTTTTCAAAATCTCAACCCTTATTTAGTTTTTCTACTTTCCTTTTTCTGACGAATGATTTCTGTCTTAATTACACAGTGCTCATAGATGGGTTTTTTGCCCATGATTTCATAGTCTCCAAGATTCCCATTTGCTGCAACAAATAGCTCTGTAATTCGGGCTCTGTGCTTTCTTGTAGCCCGAACTGCGTAAGGCAATCCATCAGCCTTTGACTTTGTAGGATTTCCCCGTCCAAATATTTCTGCAAATTCACGTTGAAGTCTGTCAATTGCGGAAGAAAACTTTGAATGGGCTGCATAAAAAAAAAGTCTTGAATGTCGTGATTGGCGGTCCAGAACTTGATTTTCTGAACATTGAACTCATGATCATAGCCTGTCACATCTTCGATTTCGTCAAAATACCGGACTGTTGCCAGCTTCGTGTGAAGACTCAGTGATGTATGAATATCAATCCTTTCCTGAACCATGTAAGCCGCAATGCCAATCTTTTGTTTGATCTGATCAACGGTCTTGACTTTTGGATCAACGCAGATTTCATTGAGGGTTTGGAGAAACTTCTGAATGATTCCAGGATTCAACCCCAATTCCAGTTCATCGTAAATGTCCAGTGCACACATGAACCGATTGAAAGGAATATTGAGTTCAGCATTGAACATGAAGTAATTCCGATCACCAGACTTGAAAGCAAATACTACTTTGTCTTTAAGATCAGCCGGGCAGTTCCCGTTGTAAACCGGATTAGAGGTGTCTGTCGAAGAAATTGTTTGCGGCGAAGATCCAACCAAATGCGTAGGCTGTCTGTATACCGACTTGAAGAAATTGAACATCTGAAGGTAAGATTTGAAAAATGATGAATAACCAGGGCGCAAAGCAATAAGGGCACTTGCCTAATGGATCAGAAAGGCACTCCGGTAGTTTTGAAAGAAGTTTGTCGTACCAAGTCATGTATGGCACATTCTCGATTGCATAGCGGAAAAACCATGCAAAGAACGCTGTTGAAATGGCCTGAAATATCAGATTACCGCTTTGTTCCACGACCGCCTTTGCCTCCTTTCTTTGTTCCGCAGTTACATTTGTTTTTCATGTTATTGAACTTTAAAGATTACGTCTCCTGATTTGTATTTCCGGCATTCATCGACAAATGAAATCGGTGGATGACCTTTTGCAGATGCCTCGTAACGACATCCAAAACCGCCATTGGTTGAATATACTCCAGTCACAATGTACGGTGTTTCATCGTTCTTTTTGCATGAAAAAACCGCTAATAGAGTAAACACCCAAAACAAAACCAAAAGAAAGATTGAAAAATATCTTGCCCTTTTCATTCCATTGTTTTTCGCAAATGTAGAAAACTTTTCGAATTAATAACCAGAATATTCGTAATTGAACAAATTGATCAGAGCAACATCGGCGGCGATTGAATCAACTTCAAAAGAAGCGGCATCATAATCTTTCCCGTCTGGTCCTGTAAAAGGAATTACTTGTCCGTTTGGCTCCCAGAATTGAAGCGTAAAAATCCCCGCATACGGATTAAAAAAGCCATCTGGAATAGTTGTTAAATCAACCTCGACAAAGTTATTGATAACATCTAAGGTCTGCTTAAATCCATTGCCATCCCCGTTTTTGACTGAAATAGCAATCTCAGCATCCGGATAATCATTTGGAACCGAAATCAAAACAGACGTTGCGCAATTGGCAACAAACCCGCAATACTGATAAATTGAAACACAGCAACTCATAAGGCAAAGGTAAATAAAAAAGCCCATCGAAGTGACGGGCTTTTGATGCTGGCTTTTTAAGGCTTTATCTTTTTTTCTGTGTAACCCTGCGTTTATTTTTAACGCTTTGGCTATGGCTTGGCGCAAAGCCTCCGCCCCATCTTCTTGCTTTTTCTCTTCTCATATCCTCAAAAGGATCATCATACGTGTAAATTTTTTCAATTGGCTCCATAAAATGTCTCTGTTTTAATTACACAACAAAGAAAGTAAAAACATTTTGATTAATCAAATTCCGCAACTGTAATTTTCTGATTGAACTTCGAAATATTGAGGTCCGTAACCAGTGAGTAAAAGTTCGATGAAATGTAATACCGGAATGCATCCAACCTGTGCCCCATTGTCGGATTCTTTTTCTTCCATTCATCCAGGCTATTCTTAACCATCTTAGCCGACTTCAAATCTGAGATCAGTTCTACATTCCCGTCTTTAACAAGGTGTTGGTTTCTGAATATCCGAATCCTACATTTCTTTAGGACCGAATTCACATACAGTTGCGAACTGGTGTGCCGGATGTTACCAGGTGGAACGACAAGCTGATATTCCGGATTCAATCTGAAGTAGTTTGTGATTAACTGATACGCTGATACATTGTCGCCTGTCAAAGCGTTACCTGAATGGCCGGCACTATCACCATTCACATAGATTTCCATGTTCGGGTAATCAATCAGAACTGTCTGGCATAAGGTTTCAAGATCAGCACCAACGTAAGTTCTCAAGATGTTAATATCGGCCCAGTATCGGTGTGTCGATGGATTCAAAATGTGTTGAGCAACCATCAGAGTATTATTCCCGGTGTTGAAGTCAAAGCTGCAATACAATGGCAGACTTTTGACCGCTTTCCAGCCTCCATCAACGGCGTGAATTAATTCATTGAAATCCCTGGCAAACAAGTTCTCTTTATCCCATACGCCCCATTCGCCTTCTGCATAAATTGAAAACATGGTTTCATTGACTTCTGCCAACGATTCCAGGGTGTCGATGTATTCAGGGTTTAGCTTCGAAAGGTTATCTCTGTATGTGGATTTCAGGATCAGGATTGAATCTCTTTCCTTTTCCGGAGGATTATCAAAGAACCTATTTTTTAACCAGTGCGAATCAGCAACCGGATTGAATGTGATGTAGATGTTCTTTTTGTGAATGGACTTGCCTCGCAGCCTTAGTGTGATCTGCGTAAAATCTTCCAGGCTCAATTCAGTTGCTTCTTCAATCCATATTGCTTTTGCCTGGGAAAGTGATTTCAGCTTTTCGGGATCATCACAACCCATGAAGACAATGCGATTTGTGCTACATGTAATTTCAAATAATGAAATCTTGACTTTGACAAAGCCCCCAATTTCCCAATCTGCAATCTTATTTTTGAAATCCTGTATTACTGAGTTCCGGAGCGTTGAATGGACTTTCCGGACAACAAAGAAGGTTTGATTGACATTTGCCGGATCCATTATTTCCATCAGGAAATTCTGAATCATTTGCTGCGACTTTCCAGATCCAGCCCCACCATAAAGTATGTTGTAATACTTCGGGTTTGTGATTGCCGGCAAATATTTGGCACTCCAAAGGTTGGGATTTGTAAGGTCTATTTTCACCTATGAAAACTCTGCAATCAGTTCATCTAGTTTTGAAATTGGCATATCGGTCACGAATTGATTTTGCCCTGAATGAATTGCAACACGGGTTTTCCCATCGGTTGAATCCTCGAATTCGTAGTAATGGTCAATGTGGCAAAATCGAAGTTGCTTGTCAGCCGTTTCTCCCGTTTTTACCTCGCAAATTCCAAGTTCTTCAAGTTGTGTCTGAGCCCCAGACATCCACTTGCACTCAATAATTAACGGCACTTTTAACATATATCAATGGTACTTTTGTAACTTATGCTAATTTGTTCCGGTGCTGATATTAGCACACATGGATTTTTAAGATTCTAAGTCCTCTGGTGCTTTTGGTCGCAAGACTTCAGTAATGCCGATGTTCATGTCGGTTTCCTGCTTATCCCTCCATCTTGAAGGCTGACGGTTTTTCAGCCAGAATATTGCGGCTGTAACGTCTGGCGGGTAAATCTTAGTGGTTTCACGGGTTTCAATTTCCTGCACAAAATCGCCTTTATTAACCGTAAAGAACTTTGTTTCAGGGTGTTCATACCCCATTGCCCGCTCGAATAGCTTTTGAACAACTCTGGCATCAGCCATTTCTTTGCCATCCTTTAAGGACTCAAGAAATTCAGGGTATTCCTGTTTCCATGCGTTGAGCGTTTGTTCGCTTACCTCAAAAAATGCTGCTAACTCTTTGTCAGTCAGGCCAAGTTTGCAAAGTTTGTGTGCTTGTTGTGCAAATTCAGGTTCATATTTTGAAGGTCTACCTGCCATAGTGTTAAATTTAAGCCGTGATTTCTCACAAATGATTTTGACAAAGGTAAAAAGAAAAAGCCTCAATTAAGAGGCTCTTGTTTTTTCATTTCCGAAATCATGTTTCTCATTGCCAGTTCTAATCGGGCTTTAAAGATTACTGGAACCCTAAAAGCGATTGTCGTGGTTTCTGGCTTGTTTCCTTTCTTTGGTCCGGCCCCTGGCTTTCGTGATCCGGACTTTGGGATTCCTTTAGGCATTGGCTTTAAAAGTTTTGTATTCGGCTTCTGACATTTTTTCTAAACGGCTCATTAACTCTGTATTGTTTGCTGGGATTTCAGTAAATCCTTCAAAGAAAAGCTTTACAAAACAATTGCTTCTTTTTTTAAGACTTAAGTTTGCCATTCTTGTGAATCCTAATGAATAACCGTCTGCTTTTGTAACTAGTGCCATTTTGTTTTCTGTTTTTGTTTGTTGAGTCAAAGGTAATACTTCTTCTTAATTCTGCAAACTATTTTAATAAAATATTTGAATTATTTTTTAAGCCATTGATTTTAAGCCCGTTTTGATTACACAATTTTTAGGTTAAAATTTGCGTCCATGCTGAACCTCAAACATTTTATCCTTTCGGAATTTGATTCGCCTGATTTGCCGGGTTCTGGATCACAAATGCAACCGGAATTTTTAAAGAAACTGGATGCGGCAAGAGGGATTGCCAATGTGCCTTTTAAGATCAATTCCGGCTTTCGGACGGTTGCAAAGAATAAAGCTGAAGGTGGTAAAATTGATTCGCCTCACTTAACTGGATGGGCGGCTGATATTGATTTGCCAAATACTGGAGGTTCCAGGCTTCGCCTTGTGATTGTTCGGGCTTTGATTCAGGCCGGATTTAATCGTCTGGGGATTGCAAACGGATTCATTCACGTAGACTGTGATCCGACAAAAGACAAGGACGTAATTTGGTTGTACTAATGAAAGACGCAATCTCACATTTTGTTTGCCGATTGAAAGAGGATACAACGAAGTTTCTTGCGGATCTGGGGACCATCAGCATTGCAACTTTTTTTACCCAAACTGAAAACTGGATTCTGATTCATGGGGCCGCTTTGCTGATCTTTGGCCGGTTGATCCTTTTGGGTATGGACGGCTACAAACGGATCAGAGATGTTCGTAAACCTGAATGGGAATCCAACGTCAAACCGATCCTGAAAACAGATGCACTTCGTGAAAGAAAACTTTCAACCTGGCAGAAAATCAAAAACCTTTTCAAATCAACTTTATGAAATACTTCATCATCGCTTTAGTATTTGTTTTCATTGGCCTTGCAGCAATTGAGCAACAAATCCAATCCGGCATTCAGAAACGCTCTAAGATTGATCGAAAGGTTGATTCCATGCTTTTGGCCCATTCCGTTGAAAGGCAGATCCTTTTGAACGCCAATGATTCTTTGCAAAAGGAAGTCCGGTTTCTGGCTTTGTGTGTTCAATATCTCGATTCCGTTGATCGGTCAAAACAAACCAAATCAGAACGTGCCGAAAAAAGAGGTCGTTTTGTTGGTGGAATTATAAAAGGCATTTTCCCAGGATTGTAATGAGCCTTTTCGACATCACTGGTAAAAATGTAAATTGGGGGGACAGATTCACAAAGAATCTTGTCACGGTTGCATTAGTCGGTTGCTTTGTCGGATTGTTTTACACTCCGTCGAAAACACTTGATCCGGGTCTTGTCGAAACTCTTAAAAACGCAATCATGTTGATAATCGGATACCGGGCCAAATCAGAAGAACGGGTTGCTGAAGTCAAAAAGCCCTCTGAATGAAACAGATCCTTTTAATCCTGGTTCTGTTTGCTTTTGGATGTTCCAGGCAAATCAAATATTCCGAATACTCAAAACGCAATCAATACTGGCATAATAAAGGGCCAATGAAAGCTAGGCCGAATCCGAAACGGCTGTTATAAAAAAGCCCCTACTAAAAGCAAAGGCGTTTCAATTTTAATACACCAAAAGTTAATAATTCTATTCCGGTTTCTGATTATCCCTGATAAATTCGTGGTACATCTGTTTGTGGTGTTCGGCTGATGTTTTGTCCCATTGGCTTTGGTCAATTGGAACGGCTGCCAGATACTTTTCGGCCAGTTTGCAGCGTTGTTGCCAGTAGCCCACAATTGCCGCAATCTCTTCCGCTGCGTGAAGTTGGTTGCCAGCGTTCCGTTGGATGATTTCGAGGATGGTGGAGGTCATGGCTTGTATTCAGGAATTGGCATGAAAGCGATTACCGCCCTACTCCATACGTGATTATCATTTATTTTTCTCAGTAAGGATGGCTTGTAATCATCCCCATCATTGATAATAACAAGGTATTCCCCGACCTTTTTCGGCTTCTCATCCGGGTATTTCTTCCATCCGGATTTCTCCAGACAAAAGGCGGCAAAGTCCTTCATGTCTTCCGGATCAGAATCAATGTAGTGGTTCTTGCGATACTCTTTCAAGAGTGCTTCGGCTTGTTGTTGGTGGTGTGTCATTTCTTCTTTGGGTTTTTCGGTTCGGTTGGAATGTCTTTCAGTAGGTCGGCCAATGATAGGGTACAGGATTGTCTCCCGCATACCGGACACGGATATTTCTTTTCGTTTTTCATGGCCTGCTAATTTTGTAGTTCTTCTTCGATAAATACATCATTGACTGTCAGTTTTTCAACTTCTGGCATCAATGGAACGCCAATGGCCCGACATACATTTTTTGCATTCATTAGCGCAACTTGAGGGTCGTACCAATCGGTCATAAATCCGCTCCCCGCATAGCAATACACATACGGGATAATTTTCTTAACGAGTTCAATTGCTTGGTCTTTCATCGCTTTTTTCATTTGATGCCGGAGTTCTTAACCTCAGATTTTCCTGCCGCCAAAGAATGGCTTCTTCAATCTTAGTAATCACAATTGCAGATTCCCTGCTTTTTGGCAATTCGTCATTTAAAATTGCTCTGGCTTCTCGTAGATGCCCTAATACTTCGTCGTTCATATTTGTTTAATTTTCTTTAAATGTTTTCGGTACTTCGATTTGTTTTCCGCAGTTGGTACAATCTACGGTCTTGGTTCCAACCGGACACACAATCTGCATTCTATGGGTACAAATCGGGCATACGGCTGGAAAGGTTTGAGTTGGAATTGGATCGGTCATTTCCATGCTTTTAGTTTGAATGTGGCTACTCTAAATCCTCTTGAGCTATAATACATAGCCCGAAAGGAATATATATCCATTTGTCCTCTCCCGTTTGGCCAAAAAGTGCGGTTGTGTTTAGCTTCAAATTCCGTTTCAGACTCCACCTCATACCGGAACCTTTCCGGATCGGTCACATTTGCGGATGCGATGATTTCAGCGGGTGTCATAATTGATATGCGTTTGTGGTTATTTCAATATCCAAATCACAATCTATGTCAATGTGGTGTTGATTTTTGGACCATTCCCATCGGCAAACAAATCTGCACCTTTCAGCATCGTATTCAATAACCCCCTCTTTGACGTTTGGAGTTTTGCCCCAAAATCCACCAAGAGGTATCTGAACTTTTGCTTTCATTCCGGTAAAAATCTTGTTCCCATTTTTATCAGAAATGCCAATCCACACACCAGCTGACTTTATATCAACGGGAGTTGAATTGCCCTGCCAAAAAATGTAGGAATGTTTAATTCCCTCAACTTCAACCTCGTGATAAAATCCAAAAATCCATGATTTATCCGATTCTGAATAGCCTCGAAATAGTGGTTCTAGGTTTCTCATTTCAATTGTATTTCAAAAACCCGTGAAATATTACCCGTTCCCGTCGTCGTCAGCACAAACCGCTTTCCGGTCGCATTAATCGCCTTGGTAAACTTCACCTTCTTATCAAACGCCAAAGGAACATCAACCCCATCAACCGTCAATGTCAATGTTTGGTTGGGGCTTCCCCCTTGATACCCCGAACTCAAGTAAACCGATGTTCGTGTCGTTGGAACGGCAAAGTTCCATGTCAGCGTTGTTGCTCCATTCGTCAGGAATCGGGTTGATTCGTTGCCGTCGATTGCTTTTGATGTGTCGGCCCTGGTGTAGCCAGGGTAAGGCGTTCCGGATATGGTGAAGGTGTTGGTTGGTGTTGGTGGTGGATTGACTACGGGCGGCTGACGTTCCAGACAAACCGGCGCAATGCCTCTGCAATTGCTTGGAGTAGCCGTAACGCTTCGGCTTCTGTATCCGCCAGACCACTCTGACCAAGGGCCGGTTGTAAACTGACAGGTAGGGGCGGTTCCAAGTGGAATGTTGGCCTTGTACCCATTCCAGAAGGAAACCATTTCATTCACGTTGAACGGGTGAAACCGGTGGTTTGTATCCAGCATTTGGTAGAGTTGCCCGTAGGACATGACCGATGTTGGAACCGTTGGTCTTTTGGTCGTTCGGCTGCATCCGGCTCCCGTACTGGAATAGGTGCTGTCAATCCGGATACTGGTTCCATTTGGTTGGGGGAAACACTCAAATGAATGCCTTGCGTTCAATGGATGCCCGAAAACCTCATGCCGCCAAACGTAGATGTTGTTGAAAGTGTTTGATGGGACCCAATAACGAGAAACGCATCCAAGTACAGCCAGATTCCAGACCCTACTACCAAGCCCCATTGTAGCAATGCCGCCAATGTTTCGGGCCGTTACCAAGACCTTTAAATCAACGTCCCATCGGTGGCAATAATCAACTCCAAATTCATTAAAAATCTGAACTCCTGATGCGTTAGCTGGCATCTTGGAATAGAATGATGGAACCGTGTTTACAATGATTTCTTTCAGGTCGAACTTCATGCCGCCAAGTGCCGGGATTTCATCAATTGCGGCCTGTGATTCAGCAATTCCTTCCATAAGCCATGAAATACAGTTCTGAGTGTTGGAACCAAGCTGAACGTATTTGTCATAGTCAATCACATACAACGCTTTTGGATTTCCGCCACCGACTGATAATGCCTGACGTTCTACAACGGCTTCTTCCGGCATTGGAATGGGAATAGGCTGCGGCTCCTGCTCAACTGGTGGAATTACAACCGGTTCTGCGGTGCTGTCAATGGTTTCGTCGATCAGCTTGTGCCGTCCTCTGTGTCCCCTGGTTTTATTGCCCCATTTTACAGCCGTTCCGTTCTTGAACTTCCAGACACGGGGCTTTTCGAATTTGAGTGAATGTCCGTTGTGATCATTCACGGTGAAGTTTGGAATCAATACTTCTTCAGCGTCTACTGTGAGATGCCGGTTGATTTTTGTGCGCTTTTTTTGAGCGAATGCTGATACCGATACCACGATCAGCAGGAGGGCGGTGATGATTTTTTTCATGTTACAAAGTTATTCGGCTTCAATAATTTCAAGGTCTTTTTTGGACTTTTCCAAATCTCTTTCAAACCGTTCTATGTTTGATTTTATACCCTCAATTCTTTTTTCTTTATACTTCGCAAATAGTTCTGGATTCAATTCAATTTTATATTCTGCTGCAATTTTTACTATTGATTCAGAGTAGCTTGTCAGAGATCCAATGTATTGTCTTAATGCCTCAATTGCATCTTCTTTTGTTTTTGCAGGATAGAACTTTGTATCACTACCAGACCCGTCATAGTATGCGTTTATCCGCCATTCAACAAGTCCATCCGACTTGCCATATAGTGAGACCAACCGAAGAGATACATCTCCATAACTTTCATTTTTAACAAGTTCCGTATCAAACTTTACAATTTTTGGCTCCCACCCAAGCATAAGAACATATTTAATTTCGCCCTTCATAAAATCTTGAAGGACTTGTCCAATAGGTTCGTCAATTTGATTTATCCACCCATTCGTATTTTTCAGCTTTGCACGAAGCGCATTTACCTGTATTCTCGACTGGTCTTCTACTTGTTTTATTTGCTGATTCCATTTCTGACGTTCTCTTTCGTACCGTTCCTCAAGTTGACGAAGCTCTTTTTCTTTCCAGCTTTCTGCCGGTACGTCGTGAAGTGATTTCACTACGAAGTTTTCCCCTGACGGAAACTCCGTTTCTCCGTTTACAAATATTTCTTGCACAATTGTTTCCTGTGCATTGAGTTTTCCGACAACTAATACTTTTTTGCCGTCGTTAGTGAATTTGATTTGCTTTTCCATATTTCAGTTTAAGCCCTGCGGCGTTGATTGTTAAATTGAAATGTCGGATACTGTTAATGAATCCTTGTTTTTTGATTTGTACTTTTTAACTTGTTTTTTCAACAATCCAGAAATATTATCAAGTGTTGATGTTAAAATGTGAACTTCCAGGCCAACCGGAAATTGAGCATTTACTTCAATTTCTTTTCCTTCCAGTTCAGTAATTGTTACCGTAAAAATGTGTTCTTTCATTTTCATTACCCCTCTGTCGGGGCGGTTTGATTGTACTTTTCAAAATGAACCCCTTCCGGCAGTTCAACCATTTTTACTTGCTTGTCTGGATAAAGTGCGGCCATAAAATTGACCAACATATCCAAGTCAATATCTTTCGTCAGGGCGGCATAACACTTGCCGTCAATCTGGAATATTAGCGATGCTTTTTCTACTCTCATGCGGTTTGATTTGTTTTAATATACATTTCTTCAATCTGTCCAAATGTGAAATGGTAGCCCCATTTAGAATCGAATTGGATAAAAGTGTCTGGAAAATATTTTTCCTTCACTTCTTGCTTTTCAACCTCGTTCAGCCCAAAAAACCATTCAAGGGCCGATTCTCTTACTTGTGGATCGTGATGCGTTTCAGTCATGCTTTCTCTTGTTTATCCAAAATGTTAAGAACCGAAAAAAAGTCTTGCTTGGTGGAAGGGATGATGAAATCGAAAATATCAACTCCCAAATCAGTTGAATACCTCAAAAACATGGGGCATCCAAATCGGTTCAATCGAACCTTCCATTCTGTAAGCTCAGCCTCCCAATTAATTGAGGAAATGCTGACCAATGGCTTTACTTCCGGATGATTCTCTTTCATCCATTCAGAGGCCCATTCAAGTGCCTGTTGATAGGTTGGTGTCATTTGATATTTGCTTCTTTTTCCTGAATTTCTTTCACCGTTCTGGATAGCTTTTCACATTCCTGAATTGCCTTGTTAATTGGTCTTCCAGCCCCTTTTATTTCATCAAACAAAGAGCGAACCCCTTCTTCGTATGGTTCAATGTACTAACCAATGATTCATCAAATGGGATCATGTTCATCTCCAGTAACGCTTGGAGGGGCGGTGAGTGTGTTAATAACTGAACCATCGGCCAATGTCATAAACTCATTTTCGCTGCATAAAAACGTAATCTCATACGTCTTGCCTTGAATCGGATACCTGAATCGAATGTGGCTTTTGAGGTCACAATCTTTATAGGCCGCAATTAATAGGCCCATTGCCTTTACCAATTCGGGCGACCGTTGTACGGCTGCTAATTTCTCTGCTGTTGTCAGTTTACTTTGTCCCATTGATGCGTTCGTTTACAAGGTTGTGGGCGGCATTCAATCCGATACAATACGAGTCCGATTCAGCATCATAGACCATATCACTCAGCTTGATCGCTGGCGTGTTGTGACGGCGGTGGTTGAGGGCGGCGGATTTTTGAATATAGCACGTTTTGCCTAATGCCATTCCTGCATTATATCGGACTAGTTGCCCGTTGTTAATTACCCACACCATCTGCTCCGGATCGGTCACAACACCGTCATGACAAATCAATTCAAACGCTGGCTTGCGGAGGGAGGTAAGGAAGCTGTCAATTTCTTCATCCCTTATCTTTTTGCCGGACCAGTTTAA